AGATTCAACACCTGCTGCTGCTGGTACAACTACTGCTCCAGATCCATTTGGAGTAACTAAGATGTCTCCATTTGCTCCATCAGTCAATGTAATGCTACCAGTTGTTGCGTTTCCTGTTTGCAAAATTAAGTCAAAGTTTCCAGCTGATTGAAAAACTCCTTCTGCTGCTCCGTCTCCTGCTTGTACTATTCCATAAGATCCGTCATGTTCGAATGAACAACAAGTTGCTAATGATGCTGTTCCATTTTGTGCTTGAACAACTACAGAACCTATCTCTGCACCATCTGTTGGATCTTCAATAACTCCGCCTAATATAGCATAGGTTACATCATTTCCTGCGTCATCTCTTCCAATGAAATTTGTTAATCCAACAACATCTGATGCTGCCGGACTAGCTGAAATTTGTTGTAAATTTAATTCTGCGCCTGTTGCGCCAGCTGCTGTTTCTACTACGCTTATATCTCCGCCATTAACTGTTACGTCTCCGGTTGTGGTTAAAGAAGTAGCTGAAATGTCAGTGAATGAAATTGATCCACTAACAGTTAAGTCTCCAGTAACTGTAACATCATTTTTGAATGTCCAGTCCCTTGTTTCTAATTGTGTAATTCCGAATGCCATTTTTGTTTTTTTTCTCCCTCACGATAAGTAAACCGTGGTAATTTGTTTTTTTGTTTGTGTCTGTATTATAAAATAAAAAAAATAAAAATGCTGGTTGCCCAGCTTAGTATCCCATTGCGTAAATGGTTCTTGCTTCATTATCAGTTCCACCAGATGGTAGAGTGATACTTGTTGTGCCTGCTGTAGCTGATAGTAAACAACCATCAGTAGCATTTGCACATGCTGCAAGAACGAATGCATTAGGGAAAAGTGTACTTACGATAATTGTATCTGCCTGATCTGCGGTTGCAGGGGTTACAATGCTATAAACATTCAATCCTGCTAGAGCTGTGATCATAGTTACAGTACAATCTCCAATTGCTATTGCTGCCATATTCTATTCCTCCTTATGCGATTCCGTATCTCCGAACCATAGATGCCTCAAAGGTAACTACTAGAGATCCGTACCACTTTAAGTAATACTTGTCGGAATCATTGGTTTTAGCTAGAGTGCTAAAGGTAATGTCTTGTAATACACCCAAGAATAGATATCTTGAATCTAGATATAGAACTTCGTGTGCAGTTGCTGTAACTGGCATGAATCTATCTCTAATTACGGTTACTCCATCAATCATGAAAGCATCTGGGATACCAAAGGACATAATTGCCGGGTTGCTTGAAGGCATAGCTGGTTGTCTTTGGATATCGAAAAGTAATCCTTTCAATACGTTGTGGGTTGTACCATCAGTAACTGCTAAGTCAATTCTACCATTAGCTTCGAATGAAGTATTTAGGTCAGCCCTAAACTGGTCTAATGTAATAGCTGCTGCTGAGTTGTCTGTGGTGTTAGTGGTGATTAAAGCTCTTAAACCATCGAATCCTGCAGGTGCTGTAGCAACAGCTCCGTTAATGATTTCGTTTTCTAGAGATTCCATCAATGAAGAGGTCTTTGTTCTAATATCTTCTTCCATTAGATTAAATGATCCTTCAGCAGATCTCATAGCTGGTCCAGTTACTCTACCTACAGTATACAAGTATTTCATGTTAACTGTAGCATTGCTTCTAGTATCTACATCTTCACTTAATGGTGCATCATCTAATAGAAATCCGTATCCTGGGGTTCCAGATGTTGGACCTGCTTTAGCTGAGATTAAGTTGTATACATAAGCTCTACCTCTAACTGCTTTCCTAGAAATTAATCCTAGTAAAGGTGTTTCTCTTACTGTTCTATCAACGATTTCAGAATCGATGAATGACGGGATAAGAGGGTATTCTGTGAATGTCCCACCAGTTGTGGTGTTAATGCTCGGAGCCTTGTTTAATCCAAGATTCTTTGCTAGGGTTGTGCCCATTTCTTTCCTAACGTTTAGAGTTTTATCTAATGCGTTCATAGGATCGTAATAAGTTTGTCCTTCTACAATACCCATTTTTCCGAATGTCTGGTCAAAGTTGTAACCAGCTTCGTAATCATTGAGTAAATCCATATTTGCAAATGCCATTTTTATTTTTTCTCCTTATTTACTTAGTATGTGTTTTAGTGCCTTTGTGAATGTGTAATTAGTTTCTTCTTCTACTACACTTGGCGCCTCTACGCTTGGTCTACTGCCACTAAGCTTTTTCTCTTGCAATGATTCAACCGCTTTGGTTAATTCTGCAATCTTAGCTTTCATAGCTTCTACGTCTTCTTTTGGTTCCTCTACTTCAGGTTCAGCCGGAGCTTCTTCTTCTGCAGGTTCTACCTTCTCACTAGCCTCTGCTTCTTCAACAGCAGGTTCTTCTTCTTTGGATTCTTCCTCAGCTGGTGCTTCCTCTACAGGTGCCTCAACTTTAGTTTCTTCCTTAGGAGCTTCTTCTGCTACTACTTCAACAGGTGCTTCTTGAGCTTGAATTTCTTCTTGTTTCTTTATTTCTTCAGTCATCTTAGATTCCTCCTTGATCTGTGTCGTGTTATCTGTGCCTTCTTTCTCTAGGCTAAACTGTTTGGCCAAATGACCAAAAGTTGCGTTTCTATTTGATTGAATAGGGACAAATGTTGCCTCAACTAATTCTGCCTCAGTCCATTCGGTAAGCATTTTACCGTTTACCTTTACTTGCTGAGATCCACTTGGGATAGCAGAGATAGAAATACCAGCATTCAAGCCATTCTCTAAAGCTTCAGAAATCTGTTTCTCTACTCTCGCAGCAAGGGGATTAGCTGCTTCTGAGAAGAAGAAAGGTTCTGCTTGTAATGCGGTGTTTCCTCCCTTTTCAATTACTTTGAGTTCTTTCCATCCGCCAATCCACTTCTCCATAGAGTTTTCGTGATTAACTAGTGCTGGTAAGATTGCATTCTTAGCCCATTGATTAATAAGTGCTTTTCCAATTCTCTCTCCGTCTCTATCTACTGAGTTATCAGAAAGAATTGCTGCGAATCTTGTGATTCCACCCTCACCAAATTGCTTAGAAATCGGCATCCATAATTTACGTACGTTGTTTTCCATATATCTACGGGGGAAAACTTATTTAAATATCAAATACACTAAAACTATTCTTCAAGAACTTCAAACCCTATTTAAATCTTCCAAAAGAATTTCTTCCTCTTTTCTCATAATGAAGTTTTATGTGGTCTTCCTCTTTCATAAGTCTAAGGTTTTCTATCCTATTATCTTCTCGTTTTCTATTTATGTGATGGATCTGATATCCTCTTGGAATATTTTTCTTGTTATGTGTTTCCCAGATATCCCTATGCTCCAATACTTGTTTTCCTTTAACACAAACAACCCTATATCCTGCCTTAGAAATATATCCGCCCTTCCAGTTTGGATTTTTACTTCCAAATTTACCATGCATGGGATTTTGGTCACCAGCAAACCTCTCAGACATCTTTTTTTTAGCCTCATCAGTATGTTTTCTTCCAATACCAGCACGACTTATCTTTTCCTTTGTTATCTTACTATGTTTTGTGCCTGTTTTTAAATCTGAGTTTGTTCTAGCTTTTAATCCAAGTGCCTTAAAACGATCATATATTGCTGACTTTGATTTAAATCCAAAATAGTCTGCTATCTCCTGGTAATCATATCCTTTCAAAAAATATAATTCTTTCATTAGGTTAATGTCTATTTCTTTTTTATTATGTGGAACAAAACCTTTTTTTGGGGCCATATTAATAGCCAGTACAGAAACTACTTAAGTGTATCTATTCCTTTACTATAAATCCTAGAGAACACCTACAATTTGGATGAGAACTTGGAGTCATCCACGCATTTTTAGTTATTTCATCAATAAATGGTTCATCAACGCCCCTTAATTGTCCATCCAATCTAGAACATAACTTAGAAGTTTTAATATCACGATTAGCATTCCAAACCTTCTTACCCTCAACACCGCTATCTTTGTATGCCTGCAGCCTTCCTTTATTTCTAATATTTGTTGTCTCAGTCCTAGCGATTCTCATTGCTCGGCCCTCTGATTCTTCAGTGCCTATCTCTTGAGCCAGGAGCTTAGAAACATCTTCCTTTATTGCGCTTATAGACTTACGCTCAAGGATTCCTGTGTCCACTGCCTTTAGTATATCGAACTGTAATTCTCTTGATGTACCAACAATCCCTTTCCATTCCTTACCATTGATTGTGTAACCATATAACTGCTCATCTGTTAGAACCTTCTGCCTTTCCTTTGTTCCAGATGTGAACCCAATGTCTACCTTCATATCTTCCTCTGCATCTGTGATTCCACCCTTTAAGGCCTTGCCTACAAAGGAGAAAATCTTTGATGCGAAGCTTTGACTATTAAGAACCTTGAATACTGGAGAGATAATTGCTATGATTCCTTTCTTCTTTAGACCAACTTCTTGTAGCTCAGTATCTAATGCATTCATTACTTGTTTGCCTATCTTGGTATAAGTTTTACTTAAGAAATCACCCATATCTTGAGCATCTTCAACTAAATCTGGTTCTGAGAGGTTTTTTTTTAAAGACTTCTCACCATTGTCTGGAAGCTCATCATTAGTTGCTTCTTCGTTCTCTTCCATCTCTGGGGTATCGCCTTTATCTTCTTCTTTATCAGCACTTTCCTGACTCTGGATACTCAGTGGAACGTCTCCCCACTCTACTGGGTCAAGTCCGTCTTTAGATCTAACCTCATTAATTGTAAGTACTCCACTTTCAAGCTTACTCATCTCTTGCTCGTGCTCAATCTTCTCTTGCACGTGGTCCTTAGGGAACCATTCGAACATGATTGGCATTGCCTTTACATCGAACTCTGGAAATATTGCCGGAAGGATCTCTCTGTTGATCTTTGCTCTAATGTGTGATAGGTATGGTTTAATTGCGTTCTTAATAGAAATTCTTTCTTGGCTCTCTCCAGTGGCTCTGCCAGACCCTTCATAAAATCCTGCTTCCTGTGGAGATAGGCCGTATGCTCCGAATACTAAGTGGTGGTACCATTGTTGTCCTTCTAACCATTCCATATCCTTATTGGTAACAGACATCTGCTTAACATCCAGCTCTTTGTTAGTAAACACCATCTTGTGTGGCTTTCCCTCTACTTGATTCTTCCACTGATTCTGGAAGTCCTGTAGTCTATCATCTGGATAGTTAAGATAAATAAGTGAATCAGGAACCATGTTGTTCTTGAAGAAATCTTTGTTGTAACGTGTTGATTGTATTAGAACCTCTACTTCCTGTTGTATAGTTTGTAGTGGTGATAGGCCGTAGGGATACCATTCAGGCTGTCTGCTAATTGCACCATAGATAATCTCATCAGTTTCGAACCTTCGTGGTGCGGATGTAGGGGATTTGAAACTGTATTGGTAATAACCGGTGATTACTCCATTCTCATTCATTTCAATAAGGAATCTTGGGCCGTCATATACTTGGAGCTTCTCAAGTTTGTTATCCTTTCCAAAGCCCTTCCACATAACTCCAGCATCGTATAATAGAAGATCGTTAAGGTATTGTGCCCACAGGTCGTCAAAGGTTTCATCGTTCTCGTTTGGATCTTCTAGTAAATCTACTGCTTCCTTGATCATACTCTCGTAGTCTGTGTCATCTTCAGGATCTGTGTTAATGATTTTCCACTCGGTGGATTGGATTTGTTTCTTTACAGAATTAATAACCATCTGTACCCATGGGGATTTTCCATATTTCCTTAAATTAAATATGTTGAATCCTTGATCTCTGGGTTGTCCAAGTAACGCACTGTGGAACCATCTAGGTACAATCGGTCTATTCTCATCTGGTGCAGTTGAAAGTCCAGTAAAGGACCTCCCTGCTTGTTTTTCAACTTCCGGAGCCACATTGGATCCTTCTGCACCTGAAAAAAGACTCTTGAATTTAGTAAAAAAATTATTTGAGTCGGCCATCTCTTAATTTACTATGCTCTAACCCATTTAAATATCAAATACATTAATCAGGCAAAGAAAAATGACCCCCTCTTGCTTCTTACTTCCCAGATCATACGCATCATAACTGCATCACCAATGTCTGGGCTACGTCCAATTAACTCTTTAACTTTGTCTTTTGGTATCAGATAAATCCTTCCATCTTTATCTGGATCCTTCCACTTTGCCTGTTCTAGGTCTTCAATTAGGTGCTCCTTCATCCAGGGCTCTAGGTCTTCTGTACAGCTAAGTTGATTGTTTCTTAATAGCTCAGCCAGCTTGAAATAGCATTGTGCTTTTAGATTACCAAAGTTGTGAAGTGTGGGCTCTCCTGCCTTTACCTTGTTCTCTTCTATTGGCCGAGAGTTATTCACAAAGCCAGTAACTCCCGGTAGCTGGTCTACTACTCCGCCCCCAATACCATCTTCATCAACTACTACCGAATCTATTGGGATGTTGTGCTTAGAAGATAGCCTCTTGATTTCATCTATTGTCTCTGCTGTGGACTTCTTAGTAAATGAGAATACTTTTTCCATGTGCAACCCGTCCCATAGGCAGATTATTGTCTTATCATTACCAAACCTAGCCACGTCCACCGATAGATATTTCTTACCACATACCTGGCTTGGGTTCTTAAATATCCTAATTATATCATCATACTCGAATAGCTTTGCTGGATCATCATCATACTCGAAGTTACCATATAGTAGCCTTTGCTTACTTACCTTGTCAAGCTTCTTTAGGTTCTCAATGTAGAATGGAGAAATGAATGGGTTATCCTGAACTAAGGCCACAATGAACTTCCGATAATCTGGCAGGGTGCCATCCTTCCATGGTTTATAGAAATCATAGTATAGAAAGTTCTTAGATGGGTTGCTTGCAATGAATAGCTTAGGTATTAGCTTGAACTCCTCTAGCTTATACCTCAGACGAGAAGATACGATGTTCTTAGCCTTCTCGGTAATCTGTGAAGACTCGTCTATGAATGCTCCTGTAAATTCTGTTGAACCAAGGGAATCGAACTCTGGGTCGCTTGGGTATGCGAATAAGTCCTTTAGGTATACTGCACTTCCATTATCCCATCTGATAACTCCTTCCATCTGGTTATACTTAAACTTCTCAGATATATTCCATTCCTTACATATCTGAAAGAAGGTTAATAGTGTTGACTCCTTAAGTGATTTTAGAACTGCTCTCCCCATTAGCCATCGGCTTCCAGGATATTTCAAACAACTTAGGATTATCCAAACACATCCTATAAAGGATTTTCCACCGCCCGCAGCTCCACCGTAAAATAGTTCAGTCGTCTTTCTGTCCGCTAGTATCTCCAGTGCTTGATTCTGCTTCTTCGATAATTGTGCTGTTATTTCCATCGTTGACTATAAAATTTACTGTGATTGCTTCGTTGCTATTATTCTGAATATTAATTTGATTGTCTGGTGTTACTTTACCGTGGATAACCTCTATTGCTTTTAGTAGTAGTGCTGCCTTCTTCTCGTCCCCTATCTTAACTGATTTTTCTATAAGTTTTAATGTTCTTAATGCCGCAGTCTTTCTTCCACGAAGCATTAATTTAATATCCTCTGCCGTTTGAGGTGTTATCTTCTTTTCCTTTTCCCAAATCCGTACTAGATTGGACCAAACCTTCTGAGTCTGTCTTGCCTCTCCACCTTTCCTTGCTATCGCCAGCCTCTCTTCCTTCGTCCGACTAGCCATAGGTATCAGATTCCTAAGTGACTTTTCAGTTGGTGCATGACGTGGCATAATAAAAAAGGGAGAATTAAATCTCCTCAAATCTTTGTCTTACACCAGCTAGAATTGGGTGTGATACGTCATCAAGTTTCCACTCTTCGCACATTGCTGCATCTGCTAGGATCTTGTTTCTTGCAATGCTTTTAGCGCTCTTGTCGCCTTGCCTGTATCCTCTCTTAGCTTTCTCAACTTTCACGTACTTGGTAACTTCTGCAGTGATTCTCTCAATGTCTTCTTTAAGTTTCTCACCAAGGTCGCCTGTAGCATCTTCTACCCTTTTGATAGTTTTCTCTACTTGCTCTAGGGATTTTTCCCAGACCTTCTCTTCGATTTCTTTAAGGATCTTTTCCCTATTAGCCTTAAGCTGCGCTAACTGTTGCTGCACCTTGAAGTAATGGGTGATCGCTTCGTTCTTCTCTAGGACTTCTTCAATCTCGTTTCTGATAACGATCTTGTCGCCTTCTACTATGTTTTCATTTTTGTATAGTCTTTGTTCCATTTTTAGTTCTCCTTAATTCCTGTAGCAACAGGATCTGTAATGCGTCATCTCTTCTGATACCAGGATATGCAGCTTGCATCTTGGTTAGCTCTTCCATGATATCATCTACTTGTTTTTTTGTTTGTGTCTTAAAAGTATACATCTTACGTTTACCCTCCCATTTCACACATATGTCTCCTTGATTCTCAAGTTTGTTCAAAAGGAGATTTATATAATTAATATTGCTAGAGTCGAAATACGTTGCGACTTCTTTTGCAGAAAGATATCTCCCCTGTCTTTTCTTTAAATATTGTCTTATTTCAAATTGTCCCATCTTCAACCCTTTTATTATATAATCTCCATGTTCATACTTCTATTTTAGTGTTCCGTAATCATCTCTGAAATCTTTTTCCAGATGTTAGTGAATCTTCTACCGTGACATGGAATAATAGATTTATCCTTCTTAGCAATCCTTTCAAAATCTCCTGACCAGCAACTAATCTCTAGATGCCCTTTACCGCCAAGGTCAATCTGTGCTACTCTATATCCTCCAATCGTCTCTTCTATCACTTTATAATGTCTAGCAAACTCTTTGTCTTCAACATTGTCTACCCAATATCTTTGAACTTTCATTATTTGACTGTCTCCATTTCAATTCCATGGTGAGAAGTAGGTTGGGCTTTCGCCCCCCCTACAAACTCTGCAATGATATTCTTTGGGAACTCATCGCCCTGGTACATTGTTGTTACGTTCTTAATCCTTGCCTTCATACCTTTAAGTCCTAAGAAGAACTCTCTATATGAGATATTCTCAAAGGTCTTACCTGTATAGTCTAACCATAGCTTTAGAAGCTTAGTAGCTGCGGATTTCCCTTCGATCCAGATTGTAGGATCTCCAACTTTTCCGTCATGTACGAAAGCGGTTACGCCCCCAAAGTTTTCTCTGTGTAGCCCGTCATACTCCAACGAAAAGATAAAACTCCTTGTTTCCTTCTTCCCATCTTTAGTAGTCTTCACTTCTGGCTTTAGTTTTAGGATAACATTAGTAATCTCCACTTCCTTACCATCTAGGTTCGGTTTCTCTGTCTTCTCGAATGTTTCTCCGATTTTTCTGTCGCTCATTGCGCTGATGTTTACTTCTATGTCTTGGTTTTCTTGTTCTTGCACATATTCTTCCATTTTGTTAGTTCTCCTGTCAATTGATGACTGTGATCTCATTTAACCTACTTCTTAGCTCGTTTCGCCGCTTTCTTTATTTTAGTCAACAAATCCTTAGACTCTTTCTCGTTATGCGCCTTATTGGCGTAAAAACTGCCTATAAGGGTCTTTATTTCATCCATTGTGTGTGCCTTTGCACTAAATCTCATTTCCATGATTACCTTATCCTCTCCAGGAAGCATCATTAATTGCCTTGTACTATGTTCTATTTCAATTCTTTCTTTCGTTTCTTCTGTCATTTGTTTCTCCATTTGTGATAATTATCCTTTTTGTGAACTTTTTAGGAAAAAGTTCAGCCCCAGAGGAAAGAGGTGATCAAAACCTCTGGGGGTCTCAAATGAGCCGAAGCCCAATGAGCATGAAGACTTTTTCATAAAAGGCTGCAAAAACCTATTTCATTTGCTTTTCTTGGCAATCTAAGCATACCGTTCTTAGTCTTTCATAATACTTGCAATTATCACAATTACATTCCAGAAAGATCCCTTTGAAACAAGGTTCTTTCCAAGTACTAATCTTTCCTTTATTACCACAATACTTACATTCATAATCTATATACATACTCATCTTGTTTATTTACCCTTTTTTCTTTTTGTTTAATTCCTTGGCTACAGATTTTGCAGTTAATAAATATATTTCCATAATTGAATCCATTGTCTCATCATCCCTTAGCATTATAATGTCTCCTGATGCTAGTCTTAACTCAGTAAGAAATGCTATCTTTTCTTTAATGTTCATTTTATTTTTCTCCATATTTTTCTTTTGCTGAAGCTTTTTTTAAAAGCTTCTTTTTGTCAACCTTTTCTTAAAAGGTTGGGGGGAGGGGGACTTATAGGTGAGGTGATGAAAAGTTATAAACCTCCCCCCGAGATGTTACCTAAGTAACTGTTATGTTTTTTTCAGATGTCTCAAGTGCTTTGCACTTGGACACACAGGCGTTAGCCTGGTGAAAGGCTGCAAAAACCTAGTCCTGTTCTTTATTATTCAGTGCCTCATTTAGTTGGTTAATAATGACTTTAATCCATGTTAGGTCTTCTCTTATCCCCACAAGATTAATTGATAGATCTTCTAATCTGTCAATAGATCCCCCTGATTTGACTTCCATTGGTATATTTGGAGATCCAGTAAATCCCAACTCTAAGTCAACCATTTTCATTAGGATTTCTCTTGCATAAACTCTAAGCTCTTGAACTGTTTTTTCTATCTTTGGTAATGTTATTTCTCTTTTAATTTTTTCTTTTGATAATTCTAATTCCATTTTATTTATCTCCTGTCAATTTATGACTGTTATGTTATATATTTCCTACTATCTATTTTAGTCCAAATCCACATTATCCAGGATATCCAGCTTTTTTGCACTCTATAGGAAAGGTACCTTCCTTCACTCTTAGGGTCAAATATCATGGCTAAGCTGGATAATCTATTGTTAACTTTTACTATTAACCACCTTATCCAGCTTTTTACACTTCTATTACAAAGCATTCTTCCATTTTATCCCGGACCACATATGTTCTTGGTCCATTCCAGGCATTGGGGATCGCCTTTCGGAGTAGGCTCCAAACAGTTCAGTCAGTGCTTCATTAATTGCCTTATCGGAAGCAACCTTTACTTTATGTTCTTTACAATATATACTATATTGCCTCCGAAAGTCTTTCTTAAGCATATAATCTTGGGCAGATTCAACCACTCTATCAAAACAAAAAGCCATGATTGAGTTAGCCTTTCTAACCCACCTGTTCTTAATTTCTTCAGCACCTAAAGTTGATGAAAAGGTCCTTTGTTCAAGCAACCTATCCAACCCATCAAGGGCCGCGTTCAAGAACCCACTAAGTTCCATTGGGTCTGAAATCTTCTTAATTATATCCTCATCTCTAATCTTCATAGTTGAATTATCCTCCGCGCTGGAATGCTCTTCCACACTAACAAAGGTGTATGGGAACTCCAAAAGCACCCATCTGTCCCAGAATCCCTTAGAAGTATCATATACTCTAGGTAGCTCATTACAGGCAAAGATGAACTTAGCAGTATTCTCAAAGTGTAACTCATTAAGGAACTTCCTCTTGGCACTAATAAGGTCACGGCCAGTAAGGGCCTTGAACATACTAGTGTCTTTCAAATCCTTGCTCCCAATGTCTCCAGCCAAGTTAAGCCTCTTTCCAAACAATTCAGAGATGGAGAAACTCTCAGGTACAAGGGAAGTTAAAGGCAGTGAACAGCAGCTGGGAGCACCAATAAGCTTCTTAATCAGCTCAATGCTCTTACTCTTACCGTTACGCCCATCTCCAACAAAGATGAATGCCTTCTCAAATTTATACTCATTAAGTAGGGCATATCCCACCATTTCATAGAATAACTTAACATCCTCAGACTTAGCCAGAGTATCTCCAAGGAACTCAGTGATCTTACCGCACCCAGCTGCAGGATCATATGTAACTGGGAACTTACTAAAGAAGATTTTCTTAGAATCAAACTCTGACAATTCCCTAGTCCTAACATTAAGTAGGCCATTGATCACTGGGACTTCCCCTCCAGCATTGAAGTTAAAGAAATCATCAGCATTGATATATGTATCTGCTTCTATCTTCAAGGTAACCAAGCCAAGGATATGATTACTAAATTGGTCTCCAAGGATATCCCTTACAATGGCGCTTATCTCACTCCGACCATTTGGAACATAGATCCCTTCCTGATAGATCCACATCTCATTCTTAGCATCATATTTGATTGTGTAGATTTGGTTCTTATCTTCGATGTGCTTCACCAGAACCTCTGAGGCTGCTGCCCAATCCTTACTCTTGGGATCCGCTAACAAAGCACCAAAGTATTCCATCTTGACATTGGCCAACTCATTATCCTTATCGCTCACCTGCTTCTGGAAGTATCTTTCAGTACTCTCATCCAATTCCCTCTGCATTCCGAATTCAGCAGCCAGCCACTCAAGAGCACCTCTAAATCCAACTTTCTTATAATCCATAACTAAACTAAATATATTCCAGCTCTCATCGCAGTGGAAGCAGTGAGCCACCTCTCCATTAAATCCCAAACACTTACCGCCCTTACTTGAGTGGAACGGACACATTGTAGGGTTCTGCTCTGTATCAATGCCTATCTTTCCTAGAACTGCCTTTATACTAATCTTAGACTTCATCTCCTGAAGTAATAGGTCATCTCCACCCTCTTTCTTTACTTCCTTGGGCTCTTGCCTAGCCTTCTTTGGAGCCCTATCATAAGGCATTAGAATAGCTCTAAGCTCTGCGTAACTAATCTGTGCAATATCATTATTGAACACAATGGAGTAACTATTACCATTAGGGTGTATTGAACTAGGTCCAACTACCTGCTTTCCAGTGCCTTGCACATCAGCCAGAGTATCTCTGTCCTCTGTGAATATTTTGAAGCTATCACTCTGATCGCTCCAGAAGTATAAATGTAATAGTCCTCCACCAGTCTTAACTGTGAAGGTTTCTGGGAACTTACCAAGAACTGCGTTCTGCAGCTCTTCATTATCGAAGTCAACTATAACTAGGTGCTTCTCTCCGCCACCACGCACCCCATAGTTTCCTCCCTTTTCAATGTGATCTAATAATTCATCAGAATAATAAGGAATAGTTCTGTTCTGCCATCCTTGTTGGAATGGCTTCTTTCCGCTCTTCTCAATAAGAACGAAGTCAATCCCACCTTTTTTTAGTTTATTTGGTATCTGTATCAAAATCTCACCTCATAATCTGTCCATAATTGTTATTACTGCAATACAATCTAATTGTTTTACTCCCTCGATTACAGTTGAATTAAAATAGTATTTAATTTTATAAAAGTCTATTATTCTTCCAGAACCAAAGTAGTAATAATCTTTATTCGTATCTTCGGGTACCCCATACTCACAAAAAGCATTAACTTGTTGTTCTAGTCCAAGCACATCTGGTGCATGTAAAATTTTTATTTCCATCCTATCCACCTCCGAGGATTTATTTCTTATTCTCAAACTTCTCTAACTCTACTTCAAGTAGATCCATTAAATAGTCCTTTACCTTATAACCTCTATATCGTGCCATATGTGTAAACTTAGACCAGATTAATGATTCGCTTTCACTTAGATCTTTAATGTTTTTATCAACCATACTCTATCTTTGTCACACTCCTTTATATACTTTTCCCTATTCCAATATACATATATATACCGTAGTATAGAAAACTATATAAACAAGTAAGATCACAGTAGTTATATGAAACATGTGAGGTGTTACAATATGAAAAGAATATATAAATCTGGAAGAAGCGAACCACTGTCTTACGCGGTGTCTAACATTGCGGCAGAGGGAGACGTATTTGAAATAACTAGAATCCTACCAATGGAAGATGGAATGGAATTCATCTGGGAGTACAGTATAAAATGAGAAAGAATAGTGAATTTAGTGGACAATATGCCTGTGAAAAACCAAAGTGTAGAAAGGCAATAGAAGAACTTATGTTAAAAGGATATTCTCTTTGGGAGATAGCTTTCGGGGAGTTAGAAGATTTTAAAATGGCTAAAAAACCACCACTAATAATGTCCTCGCACATGAAGGGGCAGGCGAAGGTTATGATTTGTGAACACCTTGGATTAAGAAAGAGGATGAAAGATGGGGAAACAGGATATTCAAAATGAGTTGGGACGCAATATTAAAAGCAGCTCCAGCCCTCAAGAACCCTTTAGAAAGGAGTTCACGGAAAGAAGGAAAAGAGGTCTTTAACAAGATAATTAGTTCTTGCGCTAAATGTGGAATAAAGCTATCTAGAGATGATTGGCGGTACGCCTCAGATGGGTTCCATTGCAATGAGTGCCACTATAAAACTAAGGATGGACGATCAAACAAATGTATCCTATGCAATGGCACAGGCTACTTCAAAGACGCAAACGGAGGCACTGTTAAGTGTAGGTGTAAGAAATGAAGGCAATACTTAAAGAGATAAGGACTCAAACAACCGGATTAGAGAATATACCATTCGACCCAACGGGAGAGTTAATAATCAACCTATCATTTGAGAATAATAAAGAACTAGATGATGTGGTAACTTCCTTCGAAACCGACGGGGAAAAGATCTCTAAAAAAATAGAGGAACTAATACAAAATGAGCTTAAAAAAAGGTAAAGTTTTAACAGCGTTCTGCAAGGAACATAAAATAGACTTAGACACACTAACAGACGAGCAGGGACAAAACCTGTTGACAACCAAGGTCTTTCGGGACTTTCATATGAAGGGGGGAATAAAATGAATGGTCTTGAAATAATTATGTTTATAGTTGTTGGAATAGTACTCTCAATATATGGGGCATTTATTATTCATTCATTTAGAAATCTTAATAATAATGAATTAGAAACAAGAGAGTGGACATTTATAGAAAGAGAAGACAAGGAGAAAAAATAATGAAGAAAAAAACACAAATTGTAAACGGATTTACAGGAAGCGTTGGATGGTTGATCTTTTGGTTGATCATGGGCGGATTCTTGGGACTTGTATACCTAGCATTACGTTGGGGGCCTAAAGAAGTAGAAATTAAGCGAGGTAAATAAAATGGATTTTATAAATTATATGCAAGGTATTGGATTATTAACAATAGTATTAATGGCTATTAATATTTTAGGATTTATCCACATACACAACGAAATAAAAAAAATAAGACGGAGAAAATAAAATGACAAACGGAAATACAATTATAGAGTTCATAGAGAATAGCCACGGAGGAGTTTTCGAGGCTTTCTGCGAACATAAGAATATAGACTTAAAAGCACTAACAGACGAACAAATAGACAATTTACAAACAACGAAAATGTTCATGGACTATGCAACACAAATGCATTCGGAAGGAGAATAAATGGGAAAAAAGAAACAAAAAACAAAAGTAAGTTATGGGATGGGAATCGCATCTATTGCAGTTAGCTGGCTTAGTCCAGGAATATCCATCGCATTAGCAATAATAGGATTTTCAGTAAAGAAAGGAAAATACGATAGAGATATACTGTTAAACACAATAGGATTTATTTTAGGACTAATCTTTTTTGCAGTTTATTGGTTATACTACTAGAAGATGGCATTAGGTAAAAAGAAGAGAGTAAACAAACCAAGAGAGAAGACATCATCTTGGGCCTATGTTACTGGGGAACTACAAATAGACAAAAGAAAAAGTAGAGAACCAGGAATACAAAATAGCCAACTAAAGGGAGTTAAACTTGAGTTGGAACTACAGAGAAGGGAAATGAGAAAGGAATTACCCCTAAAAAAATATAGATAATATTTCGGGGTAGAAAAGAGTTAAGGAGAAAAAGATGAGAAAGATAAAATTTAGAGGAGCCCCTGTTTTTGGAAAAGGGTTTGTATATGGATTTATTAATCAATATAAGGAAGGGTTTAAATTGAAATATGAGATTATAACCATGGAGAATGGAGTTACTCGTTATGAAATTAAACCAGAAAGTATTGGAGAGTTTACAGGACTAAAGGATAAGAATAGCAAAAAAATCTATGAAGGAGATATAATTATTGGTTGTGAAGTATTTGGAAGCACAAAGATGATTGTTAAATACGATGAAGAACATGCGTATTTTTATCCATTTGGAACAGGAGACTATAGTGAATCATTTTTAATGGAAGAAGTAGAAGTAATAGGAAACATATTCGAGAATCCAGAATTATTAAAAAGCGGGGATGAAAGGGGTGCAACCCCTTCATAGGAGGAAAAAATGAAAGTATTAAACTTATTTGAAAATAAAGAAGAAAAAGACGAAGTTATTATATTTGATGAGGTATTAGAGGTAGAAGGAATTTGGATAAAAGCATTAGTGAATAATTCAGCAGATTGGAATAAGACTTTAAAGTTATGGACTTATTCTCGTTTCAATTCAGATTGGGATTATTTTTACTGTCAAGATAGAGATGGGATTGAAGCAATCTATAGGAAAAAGAAGGAGAAGAAATGAGCACATACAAAGGACACACACTGGTAGAGGGAATAAGATACGAAGGAGACCCAGTCTATAAAGACTCAACAGGCTATGCAGTTCTGAGAGACTCAGAATTTTTAGTAGCAATACCAGAAGATCATTTAGTAGATTTACTCTCAGCTGAAGAACAGTTTTTCGGTGAAGAGTTTACAGATAGTAGGTGGGAGATTGAGAGAGATCTTAGAACCTCTGGCAGAACAAATAAAGACCTTTGGCCAAAGGCAGGAGAATAAAAAAGATGGCAAAAAAAATAGAAACAAAATATTCCTGGTTGACAGGAATCATGAAGACATGTAAGAACCTAGCAATCATTTGGGGACCAGCAATACTAGCAATGATGGCTGCATTCCAAGCTAATGCTCCGGCAGAATATGCTGCGCCAATAGGATTAGTTGTTTCAGGACTAACATACTTTGTTAAGAACTACGTGCAAAACAAATAAGACTTTTTCTAAAAAGTCTATAAAAATAGGGAGAAATAAATGACTGGATACAAAGACTCAACAGACAAGAGAAGGATACACCCAACATACGAAGGGATTGGTAGTGTGAAATCTCCAGAGGGAGGTTTCTGGGATGACGCGGTTGTACTAGTAGATAGCGATACTGGAATCTTCTATAAACCAGTAAATTGGTTGGCATACATAAATCCTGCAAAGAATAATGAGATCTGGAGATTCAAAGAAGTAATTCCAGAAGACCCAGAGAAGATTGAATGGCGAACCCGCTATGATTACGACGACAAAGGAAAGTATGTTGGAAAAAAGAGTTTGGACCAAAGGAGGGAAGAATGACTTCCAGAGAAATATGCCCAAACCTATTATTCTTAAGGGAGGATAATATTTGTGGCAAAGACACAAAAGGAGATAGATGTGAAATGTATGAAAAATTTGAAGAGTGCATATTCTACACTCCAAATAAGGAATACACTACTAAAGATGACCTAGACAGATTTAAAGGGTATGCTGAAAGGGGCAAGGTTGAAAATTAAGATGACAGAATACACAATTGAACAAAGAAATGTGAGGTGGGAATGGGTTGCCGCAGCAATAGGACTAATTGGATTTACTTCAGCTATTTACTTACAAGATTTCGTAGGTGATCGCGGAGCAGAACGAAGAATGAAGACTCAAATAGAAGCTACTTATGCTGCCGAGCCAGGACTAAGAACTAAAGATGACTGTGTTAGTAGAAGCATAGTAACTAACAAATACGGAGATATGCAATCAGTACTTTATGATGACTTCTGTGATGGAAGACCTAACAGGGGGGAATTATACCGATCAGAACAACCGCACCCGTTAGTTCACTGGGAAGACATAAACGAAGATGGAAGAATGGATTGTTGGGAAAAGTTCCTTGATATGGAAGAGGACGGACTTAACGGTAATGAGATTCCATTTGAATGTGAAGAATGATAGAATGCAAAAAATGTGGCAAACAAACCCAGGGAGAGATTGCTGAATGCAACGATTGCATGAGTGCAACCAGAGAAAGAGCCATGGGGGCATTTGAAAAAAAGAAGAAAAATAAATAAGACCATATTTAAGTTAGTTTAACACCAGAAATATACGGAGAGGATGCGGGGATAAGCCTTTGCGGATATCAAAACCCGTATGTCTGCTCCAAACCTTTTGACAAAAGGTTTACCAAAAAAACTTAACTTAGGATCATGTCACTTCGTGAAGATTTCGACCAAGACCTTCTGGTCTGGGCATTGGAAGAATACGAACTCAAGGTAGACTATGACATGCCATGCAAGGGACTTTACTGTCCTGATGAACTGGTACTTTACTACAACCCTCGAGAGATCGAAAATAATAGAGATTTTTACATAACAGTTTTACACGAAGTCGGACATGCTTTGGATACCCAAGAGATTTACAGCGAACTAGAAATCGAAGACTTAGCAACTGGGTGGGCAAGGACTAGAAGATACAGATACATCGTTGACTATTTCATCTCCGATCAAAAAGGAGAGAGAAGGGGTGATCTGTGGGAGATAATGGATGGAAGAGACATTTGATGGACTAAAAAAAACTGCCTTTGAAGTAGCTTTTACTAATAGACGTAGAGATGGATCTAGGAGAAAAATAATTGGTTTTGATTTAGATCAAACCCTATGCCGCACTGAACCATTTAACTTTGGATATGATGATACTATGGCTGAAGGTAAGATCTATCACAGAGCAAGACCAAACGAAGAAATGATCCAAGTGGTTAGAGATTACTCTGAGGCAGATTGGTGGGTCTACATATTCACTGCCAGGAACGAAAGGTTTAGACCAATAACCGAAGACTGGTTGGGCTGGCATGTGGTTCCATATAATACTCTAGTAATGAACAAATTATATCTTGATATCTATGTTGGGGACGAAGTAAGAACTCCTGAAGAGATGTTAATGGTTAAAAAAATAATGGAGGATACAAAATGGTAAAAAGACAATTAGAATTATTTGATGGGCAATGTGAATATTTTGCCAAAAAGGAAGACTGCAAGTACGGTGAATGCTATGCTCTTAATGGGCATGTAGACTACTGTACTTTGGATGGAGATAATAGAAACTGTGAGATTTATACAATAAGATTAGATGTTGATGAGACCTTCGATCTCATGGACACAAGGAGGTTAGAAAGATGAGTGATTCATTAAAATCAAAAGTAGAAGAGTGGAGGGTTGCACAAGAAGCCAGTAAGAAAGCTAAATTGCATCCAAAACTAAAGACTTACAAATTCGACGAAGATAATGTTACTTTAGTTCTTATGGGAGACACCCACATAGGAGCGAGGCAGTATAGAAGAGACGAACACCTTAGAAATTTAGAATGGTGTTATGAGGAAGAAGCAAAACTAATCCTGATGGGGGACCAACTAGAAACTGCACTTAGAGACTCTGTTGGTGCAGGAGTATACGAACAAGACGAACATCTTCAGGGACAGATGGAAGAGTTTGTTGGACTATACAAACCTCTGGCAGACAAAGAATTAATTCTGGGGATCCATGGGGGGAACCACGAAGATAGAATTACTCAAAGGGTGGCTTTAGATGTTACTGAAATGATGTGTAAGGAATTGGGAGTTCCACATTTTGATTGGGGACAATACACAAGGTTAAGAGTTGGAGATCAAGGATACACCCTCTATACTACTCATGGACATTCCGGAGCCCAGAAAGCACACACAAAAATTAAAGCAGCAATAGACTTAGAACACATGGCAAAGGGAGCAGACATCTATGCAATGGGGCACCTACATCAATTATCTCACCACGTAGCGCAGGCATATCGTCCGGATTTACGTAGAGGAACAATAGAGACAGTACCAACTCACTTTTTGATTACTGGTGCTTACTTAGACCACTGGAACTCATACGCACACAGAAAGTCAATGCAGCCCGCAAGAATTGGAAGTCCGAAAGTTAAATTAAAAGGCGATGAGAGAAGCATAAGGGTGAGTCTGTAAGATGACAAGCAATGGATTAAGGGACCCTAGAGCAGAAGGATATACCTGCCCAGAGGCCTATGCCTACATGAGAGAAAGACAAGTATACTGTAACATTCGTGGACTTGCATATGGTTCAACAGGACAACCATGTGATTGTAGAGAATATGAAGACTGTCCAATCTATATTAGGATGGATATGTTCTTGCATCTAAGTAAGGAAGAACAACTTGCTTTTGTAGAGGAGGGAAAATTTGGAGAACGACAGATATCAACAAAACGACATAAAAGAGATATTTAGACGTGGAGGTGGAGCTATAATTATGAATCTAGCAGATCTTAGAGGTACTATGGATTCATATCTAATGCACTATGAAGAGTTCCTAGAATACCTTTGTGATGAGAGAAAAGTTTGTCTTGCAGATGCTAGTCGCGGGAGACTACATGTAATTAGTGTTGGGGGAATAATGGAGTATGAACAATGAAAAGAAAAGATAATGAAGATGGAACAGCAGACCTAAGTTTTGAAGACTTTGCAGAAGCAGCAAGTTTCTTTTGTGGGGAAAGACTCGCAGGGATGCTATCTTTAAAATACGATAGAATATATTGTGATGCTAGTGACTCAGAGAACTTTGCATGCCCTTATGCTTCATCAGATGGACACTTCGTAGAATATCCTCTAGATGGGAAAAGCACTCAACTTAGACAATTAAGAAAGTGTAGGATCTCTAGATTAAAGAAAAAAAGTTGGCTTAAGCTATACAATCGGAGAGAAAGGATATGAACAAAGATAGAGATTTTGTTAAGGGAATAAGGAGATTTGCTTTTTATTGTTGTGAAATTGAAGGAAGTATGGGACTAAAGCAAGACCTTCAAACTGCAGAAATCTCTACTGATGTTTCTTGTAAATATTACTCTGATATTTATGGTGGATGGTGCAAAAATAACAATCGAAGATGCATGTATAAAATAACTTTCCCTATGTGTTTGGAGGATGATTAATGCGAACACTATTACTTGCTGGACTTTTTGCTTTATCTTGTACAAATTATAGGGTTGCCTATGATATTGCAATAGAAAATAAGTACATGTTTCAACAAGGGGTTACTGCCTGTGGAGAAGTTAGAGACTTTGAAGCAGGAATAAGGATACATGGAACAACTCCATCGGAAACAGAGGGGTCTGGAGAAATGGATGTGCCAGTAATAGGCGAACAAGATTATGTTACAGATGGAGAGAGATATCACTTTCGAGGAACTCCATTTTTAGGTTATGAAATCTACGAAGAATCACTAGATAGTCTATACAGTTCAAGGGTAAGCGGGGGAATAGAGTTGCCTCTTGGAGTGGATATGGAAACTAGAAGATATACAGTAGAAGGTGAAGAAGTTGACGCAGCAGTTCCATTCTTTGATATTAAACTTAATGTAGGGGGATATTTATCAATAACCCAAGATGTAGGAAATTTCTATCTTGGATTTTCAACAAGATACAATACAGCTAAAGAAGGAGGGATGTTATGGCAAGCCGGAGTGAAATTTTAAGTAGGGAATATCAAAAAGACGCATCAAGAAATATCTCAGCATGGTTCTTAGCCCTTGGACTAACAATTGGAGTTATGGGTTATGTTCTTGATAAGCATTATAGCAAACAGGCCGAGAGATCTTGTGACGCCTGCCAATACCAGCAAAGAGATTTAGATACAACTCTTGATGCATATAGCGGCCAATCTATTTGGGGGTCTCCAGTGGATGATGAACTTAAAAGGCCGTTGAAAGATGAGGATAAGCTTTGCATTACTACTCAGAGAGTTGAAGTAGAAGATAAATTCTATGAAAGTAGAATTGTTGATACTCATTGTAACGGAATATTAGATTACTCGTTTCTAACTCCTTGTGAGGGACAAGACGGAGATTGTCCTGGCTTACCATTAGTTTACTGGGTAGACGAGAATGGAAATGGACTAATGGATGATAATGAAAGCTATATGGACTATTCTAGAAATGGTTGGAATGGCGATGAAATAAAAATAAAAGGGGAATAATCCCCATCAAAAAATACTTTTTCGTGAACGTTTTTCCTAAAAAGGTTCTATGCTTTTTCAGCTTGAACGAAGTCGAAGTCAGTTTCTTCTTTTGAGAAGGTTATCTTAACCATCAAATCTTTGAACCTGTCGTCGTCTACATCTCTACCTTTAGCTTCCGCAAGAACAACTACTTCTGCATCTTCTTCGCTAGCATCGAACTCTGGGTCAACGAAGTCAACACCACCAAGGTCATATTCAAAGGATTCATCAATTTCTTCTGAATCATCCATTTCAACATCCAAAGAGATATCATCCCATTTAGCTACGATTCCATACTCAGCTTCAAGTACATCAGCAACTTCTTTAAGTACTTCTTTAGACTCTAGGTCTTCCAAAGCGGACTCTCTCAAAGCAGCTTTAAACTCTAGCTCTCTGAACTCAGGTTCAGCATTTAATGCTTCAAGTTGTTCAACTAAAGCAGCGTTAGCTTCTAACTCTAATGTTAAGTTGCCTTCAACTAATGCTTTTTCTAACTCTAATTCATTAACTGCAGTTTCATTTACTACAGATACATTTTTGTATTCAATTTGTGTAACTGGTTCAGGGGTAAATGCTAGTCCGCCAACAAGGCCACCAACAAGTAATGCTCCAACACCAAGTGCTGAGCCCTTTAACCAATTTGATTTTTGTTTTACCATTTTGTTATAAACTCCTGCTAACCAAATTCATGAACTCTGGGTCGCTATTTATATCTAAATATTTAGGAAAATAGGTTTTTAAGCCTTACTATTTAGAATTTCACTTAGGAGTGGTTATACTCTTTTCTGTTCTTTTTACACTCTGCAATCAACATAGTTTCAAGAGCTTGAAGGATCTCTTGCTGGGATTTATATAACTCATACAGTGTCTGGAATCTGGTTTTATTTTCTTTCATTTTAATATATTTTGTCTTGTGCCATTTTGAGTTTTGGAGTCGTACAAAATTCCCATGGCACAAAACATTGCAATGATATAGTGTTTCGCCATAACTCTTGCTCCACATGCCAATGAAGTTCCTCAAAAGTAATAATCATATACTTTAACTATTTATAAACTTTAGTGCACTAGTTATTTCCCTATAGGGAATTTTCGTGAACCTTTTCCTAAAAGGTTCGTAGTAACGCAACTTTTCCCTTTTCATAGGGATCAATCTCTGGCTTGCTCTGCATGTTTAGGTAGGTTTTCATGCATTTTGGGCAGATAAAATAGACATGCCTATTTGGCTGTATTCTCTCTAGGTCAAATAGATTAAATCTCTTCGTGCACTTGCTGCAATTCCTCTGTGGCATACTTCGCTACCTCCAATAAATCTTCTTTTCTCATTACAATTAAGTCGGCCTTAGTTGCCTTATCTGTAATTGCCAGTACTGGAATCTTTCCCTCTACCTTAGCCATTGGAACTGTGTTCCTGTATAGGTTACATAGAGAAGACTTCTGCCTCCACTTGCACTCTACGAATAATACTGGGTGTAGAGAGTCACTTCTAGTATGTTTGGAGTTACCACCCGATAGTGGATTTCTTTGTGCTCCGAAGAACTTAGCAATTCTGAGCTCGAACGATTTCCATGTCTTAGTTGCTTTCATTATGATTATTTGATCCAGGTCTTGTGAGACTTCTGGTAAACATTTTCTTGGTCCCAGGAGAACCAAATAGTATCGAAGTATTTCTTCTCTTCGTGATAGGATTTTCTTTTTGATGGGTGTAAAGTATTCGCCCAATACGTAGTATCTAGAACAATCCAGATTCCTTCAGAATTATAGTATGTTAGGAATGCATGATAACCACCCTTAACTGGCCCACATGTTAAACGTAATTTGTAATAATCGATCCCCGCAACTAAGCAAAGGTTAGCCAGGAGTATGCTCTGCGAATCACAATCTCCTGCTTTCTTAGCTAGAGTTTCATAAGGAAAACTCCAGTACTCTGAACTCCCAAAGTTCTTATCGTCAAACTTATAACTGATATTTTTTCTCACCCACTTGAAGCAAGCAAAGGCCTTATCGTCGTCGGAAAGCCCATCTAGTTTTAATTTCTTAACAATATCCCAAAGCTTAGAATCGTAAGGAGTAAAAAGAATCCTTGGATCAATCATTACTTTTTGATTCTTAGGAGGCAAAGGCCTACCAGCATATAGTTTCTTAACAGTTGGATACTTAGAAGTAATATGGTGCTCTTCATGTCCTACAGTAATCCTTGCGTTCTCTTCATCCTGATATTGAATAAGTAGATCAGTTACCTGATCGTAACTTTCCCTAGTTATCAGGTTGAACCACTTTGCTACGGTTTCCCTTAGAGTCATTTTTAAACACTTCCTTTTCGAGAGCTTCGAGACGTGCGAGAATTTCTTCCCACATCAACTTCTGTCCTCTCTCAAAGCTTACTGGTTTTACTTCCTTAAGTAGTTTTCTCATTATAGCAACCTCAGTTGCCTAAATACTGCACTTCCTGCACTTCCTGCAGATCCAGCTGTTCCATTACTTGTTGCACCAGTACCTGCAGCTCCACCAGCTCCACCAGTTACAACTGCTCCACTAGTAAGGTCTGTTTCACCAACTACGAATATCTTTCCGCCGCCAGCTCCGCCTCCGCCTCCACCGCCAGAGTATGTTCCATTTGATCCTGCTCCACCGGCTCCACCAACAGCAGAAATTGTTAGTGTTGGGGAAGAAGGTTCTATAAATGCAAGTAATACTTGACCACCGGCTCCTCCACCGGCTCCTCCGGATCCAGCTACCTGTGCTCCGTTAGTAGAACTAGATCCTCCGCCGCCTCCAGCTGCTCCAGCTCCGCCTGCAGCGCCGCCGCCTCCGCCGCCTCCACCATAGGCTTTCTCAGCTGCACTGGTTCTTGCTCCGCCGCCTCCGCCTCCACCTGATGAGGTCTGATCGTCTACTGGGTCTGCTAGAACATATCCGAATCCCCTAGTATTTGTAGAATATGCAGTACTTGCAGTAGATGCCCCTCCAGCAGATCCTGCCCCACCATATCTCCCCCTATTCCCAAGGTTTCCTGCTGTCAGTGTTCTTTCTTCTCCGAAGAACACTGATGACTCTCCGATTGTACCATCTGTCCCACTTGATCCACCTCCAGCACTTGGTGATACTCCTACTGCACCAACAACTCCGTCTGCAACTATTGTTCCTGAACCTGCAATTTTTCTAGCATAGATTAAAATGGTTCCTCCACCAGAACCTCCAGTTCCACCACTTCCTGTCGCCCCACCTCCAGCTCCACCAGCTCCACCTGTTGGACCTGCGTTCGGGCTAAGAGTTCCATTAATTGTAAGGGTATCTGCTACCCTAATAATTAGTGGTGAGTCACCAGATAATGTGAAAGTATTATCTATGGTTAAGTTATCATAAAACTTTTCGTTACTTGCTCCCAAGTCTGTATTAGAACTAATTGTCGCGTCTCCATCACTCCCATCACCAAAAAAACTTACTGGGATAAGAGAGGCATTAAACTCTGATGCGTAAAATATATCACCATCAACTTTTGGGAAATCTCCTTCTACCATTTTTTTTATCCTCCTAATCTACTACGTCAACTGAGATAAATACAAATTCATCCGTTGAACTTTTTGATTCAGCGGTAAAACTATCTTCTGAACACAACTTTGGGGTGCCATCAGTGTTAAACCATCCGAATCCACTTATATCATAACCATTAGCTTCATTTACACTCAAGAAGCCACGCATTGTTACTTGTTTCAATGTCTCATCAAATGTAGGATACCCACTAACAACTGTTTTTAAAAAGTCGTCACTAGATGCTACTTTCCAATCATCCATTATTAAATCTCCAGCACTCCAAACTGTTGCTGCTGCATCAGCTTCAATAGCAATATAACTGTAATCACAAGCAGCAATTACTGGCGCTCCAGTTGTACTATCTGCTGTTGATGTATTAAAGTAGATTAAATTCCAACCGGTTGCTAAGTCTGCTAAGTCTCTGGTATAATCATAATAGTTTGCATTGTCACTACCAAATCTTATTGTTACACAATCTGTAACTGCCAGTTTATTAAGCATCGTGCTATCCTTAATATACAGCCACATTGATAACTCCTTGCTTGTGAAGTCCACACTTGTTGTTGTCTTGTCTGTATCTGCAACCGCACTTGCTCCAGCATCTTTAGTTAGGTTAAGTGAACCAGTTCCTTCTTTGAATGTTGTTGTATTCAATGTAGTTGTCATGTCTGCACTATCTACCCAATCTGCTGCATCACAATCATCAACTGTTTCAGTTCCACTTATAGGAATTGGAACATCCAAATCCGTATCTCCAACTGCCGGAGTTGTTTGATCTATACCAACTTTAAACTGAGATGGTGCAGAATAGTCGGGGGTGTCTTGGTAACCCCGGTTAAGCAAAACATTCTTTCCTAAATTGGTTATTATTGAATCTGTCATTTTACTTTATCCTCATTATCCAGACAACTTCATAGTAGCTTGGTAATGTGCTTATCTTATCTGTGTAATAGCTACCAGTAATATATCCCCCTGATTCAGTTATGGCTGTGTTTGCTCCAGCAGAATTATAAGACCCATCTGTTTTAGTGAACCCACTAGTTTGAGATGCAAAACCATCCGTTGTTCCTGTATCTGACCACTGGTGGTTGTGAGTCTCTGAGCCACTAGTTCCACCTGAAGAGGTTCCACCTCTAAGGAATCTAGCTGTTCCACTGTCAGCGTTTAAGTCTGGTATTGCTTGTCCATCATATGGACTTGAAGCATCACTAACTGTTTGCCCATTACATTCTAGCCAGCCCGCAGGTAAAGCAGGAGTTGCATAGATAGTATATGCTTCAGTTCCTAGTGGAAATACATCTGTTACTGCGCTTCCACTTCCAGAGTCTGCAGAAAGTGCAATCGAGGTTTCACTCTCAACAGTCCCAGCAATACCAAAGGTATCATCTGTTGAATTATGAATTACCATTTCTGCTACTGCTCCATCTGATTGAAACGTTGCTCCTGAATCAACTAATTTATCTACTGTATTTGTATCTGCATTTCCACTTGATATTGATGTGAATGTCTTAAGCCAAGGCATCATAGACCCAATAGGATTTATTACCTCACTAAAATTTGTATTAACTTCTGTAGCTGATGCTACTGTTCCATTTACGAATGTGTTTGTTACTCCGTTTGCCATTTTATCTTCCTCCTATGATAAGGTGTACCCCACCTCTAAATATGTTGCGGTTGCAGTTGTTGCTGCACCTTCTGTTAATCTAACTAATAGTTCACTACCCACATTAGTAAAGCTATGAATAACCCCACCAGTAACAGATTCCCAATTACTTCCACCGTCTGGACTTAACTCAATGGTGATTGTTCCTGTGTTAGTTAATGTCACTAACGCTGTATTGATTGTGTCTCCTGCATCAGTATCTAAAAAGATTGGTTCTGTTTGTCCGATCTGTCCAGCAGTGAATGTTAGTTCGTTTGTTCCAGTATTCCAAGTTGCAGTTGTTGTTGCTGTATCTTTGAATATTGTGTCCAAGAAATATTCCTTGTATGTATTTTCTCCTTGTGTTACTCTCACATCTGAATAACTCGCCCCAGATGAATCTCCAAGTTTGTTTACTCCAAGTACTCCATAGTTCGCACTTCCTAATAAGAATGCTGAAACTGTGTCTCCCCATTTGTTTGTTCCCCAAATTCCATATAATGCACTATCCCAGATAAGTAAATCTGCTGATTGAGCTGGATATGTTTTTTTCTGTAACTTAAGATATCTTCTTCTATAATTTATATCTCTATCCACCGATAATAGGTGTGTAAGTACCTGAACATTTTCTGTTACCTTCTCTTCAAACCTCTTCAGCTTGTCCATTACCTCAACTTCCCAATCTTCTTCCCTCCACCTTTTCTCTCCAACCTCTAGCTTATCTCCTTTAAATGGCCAGGACTTATTTATTGATTGAATTAGAAGAGTACTATCTTCACCATTTACACCATCTATAATTCTAACTGTCTGTCCAGCCCTAAGATCTATTAATTTACTTAGGGTTAGGGTTGTTGAGATAAATGGTGTTGAATACTTTGCGATTAAGGCAACTGCCCTCGCCTCTGCATCAGTAACATCTTTTATATCATCAAAGGAAAATGTTTTCTTTACTGTTTGATTATATGTAACCTTGGAAGCATCATTCTTAGCAATAACCGGAGAAGGGATCTTGTATGAGTATCTAATTTCAACGTAATCACTAGCTCCAGGAGTATATTGGGAAGTATTCCAAATTATCTTATCATTAAGTCTATCAACGCTGTAATCGAAATTTGAAGTACTATTTTCTAAACCACCAGATCTTAGTGTTGTTGGGGGATTAGCTGCGTCGGAAAATACTTTAACTGATGTTGGAGTTTTTGTTAGTTCTATTGATGAAGTGGTATATCCAGAGGTTACTCCTATTTGACCAGTTTCTGTTGTTTCTACCTCACTCTCAGCACCGAAAACAGTTATCTCATTAGCCAATTGATATCCGTCCTTTTTCCACTGTGGAATATCTGAGACCTCATCACCAACAGTTATAGTTCCATAGTTTCCAAGATACCCTTTTGGTTCAAAATAGACTAATCCGTCATCTGGTTTAAAATAGAATTGCCAATTAATTAGATCTGCAAGTACTTGTGCTCTTTCATAAACATCTGTGTGATCACAAACAAACTTACTTATGTTCGGTAAGGCAGAACTATCTTGAACAGTCACCCCTGTTGCCGCAAGTACTCCCCCGCCATAAGTGTTTACTAATGTTAGAAAGATATCAGAAACAACTCCCGCTTCAGTATCAATGTTTTCATCAAAGGATTTAGTTATTTCGTGTTTAACTAAATCAGATAACTTATCTCTACATGAAAGGGTCCACCTATTTCCCTTTGTTTTATCTATTTGGTCAACATATCCATCAAATACAAAATCCTCACTAACAGCAGAGAATCCTCTTTTAACTGTGATTGTATTACCAACTTCTATTGTAACAAGGCTATTTACATAAGGGATAACTTCTACCTCTAGTGTTGTTATCGCTTCGAACATTAGTTCTTCTGTTTCCCACTTAACAACATAGTTAGAAATATCTATAGAATCTACAATAACCTCAGTTAACATTAGCTGACCTCCGCAGGAGTCAACCCCTCTGTTACAGTTATTGTGTATTCTGCCTTTCCTTGTGCTTCATTATTCCAATTTATAACTACCGAATTTACAATTACGCTTATACTTCCAGTTATATCTGATGAAAGGGTTACTGTGCTTGCTTGGTTTCCACTTATGAAAGCCCTTACTGCATCGAGTTTTGTCTTTAATGCACCAACAGATGATGCTATAAATCTTCCAGAAAGAGAATATGTGCTTGTTGCACCAAAGAAATCATAAACCAATGCACTACTACTATCTGTTCTTGGTCTTGGAATCACCTCTATGTTCGCCTCATTATTCTCATCTATTGATGAAACATTTTCAAGTGTTACTCCCCCTAGTGTTGTTGCTGCCATCTAACGTGTACCTCTTGAAAAACTTCTTCTTGAATATAAGTTCTTCTTTTTCTTCTCATTTAAAACTTGAATAGTCTTAACTACTGTAACATTTGGAATACTTAAAAGTTCTTCCTTTAATTCGTCTATAAATTTATATTTTCCCATTATGCTGTCTCGTGTCTAGTCTTTATTGTTATATACTTAACCGTCTCGTTTGGAATACTATCTATTTGACTTTGAAGGTTCATTACTTCTGTTGTTGAATTTATTGTGCTTTGTTTCATTGACTCAAACATTGGGTTCCATATACTCTGGACAGTACTTTCCAATGTATTTCCAACTTGCAATACCCCATCTTTCAAACTTATCTTAGTTCCTCCACTATCTCCAGATTCACCACGTCCCCCAATTATATTAGATACTAATCCGCTAACTAGACCTCCAATGATTGGTATATTTTTTAGCAGTTTAATAGTTAAATCATCTCCTGTCCTCAGTTGATTTGTGTTCGCTTTAGTCTGGTCTATCATCTTTGTCCAAGAAGTTGTATCTATAGTTGAGCTAACTCCGCCGGCTTCGAATGCAGAAATCTTTCCACCCAATAACTTCTGATCAACTAAGCCTCCACCAGTTCTTTGATTTTCTTTGGCCATTAATAACATCATTTCATCTTGGGAGGCATTAGCAAAATTTTCTTCTAGTGGGAAGGTCTTTCTAGTCTCTCCAGATAAACCCTTCCATACCTCGTCAATTAAACCAATCATAGTTCTAAATCCGGTTTGCCATTCTTGTAACTTATCATCAAGCCAAACAGAACCAATGATGGTTACTGCTACTGCTAGTTTCCAAGCACCCCCCGCAAGAAAAATCCCACCAGCAGCTAGAATACCTAACAATCCAGAAGTAATATCAGAATACCCATATTCTTTCCCAATAATAAATCCCCCAAAAGCAGCCAATAAACTAACAGTTAATGCACCTTTTGTAAGTGATAGTCCTGTGGATGCGGCAATCCAAGAAATAAAAGATCCTGCCGCCCCCCAAGCTACAGCTCCAAATAATAATGTTGCACCAATTACCTTCCCTGCATCATCTTTATCAATACCAGTAATTCCACTAACTAATGATCTTATTGCTCCCCAAAGGCCACCCTCTTGAATATAATCTTCATAGAATTTGAAAGCAACACGATTAAATTTTAGAATCCAAGGTCTAAGGAAGTTAGAGATTGTCTGACCTATTGGAAGAAGAATCATCCTAAGACCTAAACCTAACTCTTTAAATGCTGCAGTTAAGTCTGGGCTAGCACGAACTATTGTATCCATTCCCTTCTTTATTCCACCAAGAACATCTGTTATTGGAAGAGTTACTCTGTTACGAAGTAGGTTAACTAATCCACCTCCACCAGCTCTGGCTTTTCCTCCGCCAACATCCATTCCTGCTATTGTTACCATTTAAATTTTCGTTCTCCTTAATTTCTCTACTGTTGCTTTGTGTTCTCTAACCTTGCTCTTCTCGTCTTCTATCTTATTCTTTTCGTCACCTATTATCAAAAAGGCATCTATTTCTTTTTGAGTCATAGTTTCAACATCTCTTGGTGATAGCCTGTACCTAGTGGCCATATATTCTTTTATAACAAAATCTCTGATCTCATCATTGTCCGGGATCTTCTTCGATCTTATCGCTTTCCTCAACTCGAAATGCCTGCTCTTGGCTCAGTGCCTCCAACCCTCTCATTTCATCCAATAGTTTATCAAATACATATTGAGGAAGTGTCTCTTTTAATTTAGAGAGGGATTTTACCTCGATACCTTCAAAACTATCTATACTAACCCAAAGCTTATCTTCAAAGTATCCTGAAAGATCTCCCTTTGAAACTTCTTTGTAGTACTTCCTAGCTAAGTCATTTCCAACCGCAGCTGAAATTGTCTTGAGGCTTACTGAACACGGAATCCAGTCATCCCCATTTTCCAATTTAAAGTTTATTATTTTTTTCATTATGATTAGGCGATAGTGTACCACCTAATTGGAACCTTTAATGCCCCATCAGTTAATCCTGCAAATCCAACTCCTGAAATTGTAGCTTCTATCGCGCCACCACCAACATCAACTGATGGGCTCATATTTGTGATAAATACATTTTCTAGGTCAATATTAACCACCCTATCATTAGATGCTGCTCCCTCCACTAGGTCAAGACTTAAGGTTCCAGCACTAGCAAATTCTGCTACGTCACTTGTTGAAGTACTTGCGGTTGTACCCCCCAATGCCAAGCCCATCATTTCCTTTCCAGATAATACTGATGCAGTATCATCATTTGTGAAATACATGGTTATTGAAAATGTATATCTTCTCTGGCCTGCAACTGGTTGAACAATATATCTTGATCCAACCTCTGGGTCTGTTGAATATCCTGCATCATGTGTTAGACTAAAGGATTTAACCTTTGCTGAATCTGATCCAACAGTAACATTTCCATCAACAAAAGTAAATGGTCTAGTTGTTGGAGCAGTATATGTAACTATTGATGATCCAACATCCATGTGCCTACCATTAAAAGTAGCATCACAACTAGCCACTTCTCCTTGACTCATGTTTATTGTAAATGATGGAAAATATACCCCGTCAATTGTTTCAGTCAAATCTGTAGCTGGACCTTCATGTCCAAACTCTAAAGTTAGGGTTGGGATTAACCCTGCACCATAACCTACAAAGTCTTTCTCTTCTATCTGATACGGATCTGCTACTAATCCAGCTCCTGATTTTTCTCCAACAAAATATTCAAAGATATCGAAATTATCTATTAAAAAGCTTAATGATCCTGAAATGTCTAATTTTCCTAATGTTGCGGTTGTTGCGTCTCTTCCTTCTCCAGCACCCTGACTAAGTATGAAGTTGTTCTCCACAGTCCAGGAAGCGTTTTGTATTCTTCCTATCCTATCACTTGCTGTTGGTGTTCCTGCTGTACCAAATGCAGAATCTTCTGCATATACTACATATGAATTTGGTCCTTTATAAAATTCTCTTGCCATATTTATTTCCTCCTTATATGATCTCTCCTGTATTAAATCCTGCGATACCCAATGTAAGAATGCTCCTAAATACTCCAAGTTCAGATTCGAAGTCAAGAACCTGGTCCTCAAGT